ATTAGAAGATTATTGTTACAAGCAAGAAAATTAATCGTTGCCGTTGCTAACAGATTATTGTTCGATCCAAATGATGCACAAGTTAGAAGTCAATTCTTATCATTGGTAAATCCAATCTTGGATAATATCAGAAAAGAAAGAGGTTTAACAGACTTTAGAGTTTCATTGGTAAATGATGTTGAAGATAGCGACAGAAATACTTTAAGAGGTAAAATATTCGTTAAACCAACCCCAACATTAGAATTCATCGAATTAGAGTTCGTTGTAACACCAACAAGCGTATCTTTTGATAGTCTATAAGAAAATAAAATGAGATAAAAAAGAAAGTCCTGAGAAATCGGGACTTTTTTTATTGCATGAAATTTGCTATATTCTTAATGGTCCATTATTCTTAAAGGTCCATTATATAATATATTAGTTAATTATTTATTATGTATTATTTAATGTCTCATTTATTGTTCCTGATGGTCCCTTTTTCACTTGCCTGTTCAAAAGTAACGAAAAAAAACCACAAAGTCAAGTATTTTGAAAAAAATATTTTTTTGAGACTATTTATAGAAAACAAAAATAAAAAATATAAAGCATTGAACAAAGCGATTTTGCTAGATATTTATATAAAGAAATAAAACACATAAAAAAAATAGAAAATTATGGCTAACTTATTAATGAAAATGCCTGTTCCTTACGAACCAAAAAAGCAGAACAGGTTTATTTTAAGATTCCCTAGTTCGTTAGGTATCAACGAATGGTTTGTTATAACAGCTTCAAGACCTAAAATTGCAATTGGTGAGGTTGAGATTCCGTTCTTAAATACTTCAACATGGGTTGCTGGTAGATTTACTTGGGATGCTATTGACGTTACCTTTAAAGATCCTATCGGCCCTTCAGCTGCACAAGCGTTAATGGAATGGGTTCGTTTACATGCTGAGTCAGTAACTGGTCGTATGGGTTATGCCGCTGGTTATAAAAAAGACATTGAATTGGAAATGTTAGATCCAACAGGTGTTGTAGTTGAAAAATGGATTCTTCAGGGTTCAATGTTAACTAATGTTGACTTTGGTTCATTAGATTACAGCGCTGAAGATATCGCAGAGATTACAGCTACCATTAGAATGGATAGATGTATTTTGGTTTACTAATTTATTAATTTTAAAAAGAATGACAGTACCCGATTTGCTTACCATAAGAACAGCAATCGGGTCTTTTTTTTTAACCGTATATTAGACCGTACTTTGTAATAAAGTTATTTATTTTTTCGGTCAATAGTACTTGGTTTTTCAATTCATGCTCCCAAACAATCAATAGATTGTAGTATTTATCAAACTTAACCAGTTTAAGTTTATGTTGATCGTTTTTAAGATTGTTTTTTTGTATTTTATATTTTGGTGTCGGATTATGTGTCTTACAGCAATGATAAAAACACCCATGGGTTTCAACCAATATATTGTATTTTATTAACAGGAAGTCAAATTCCTTACCTTTAAACATATAATGTTGCTCGTAGTTAATTTTCATCTCGTCTAATATTGCTGAAAATTTTACTTCTAAATTAGATGTACCATTCATCTCACCCAACATTTTACCAGTTTTACTCTTTTTTTTAGCCATTTGCATTTACTTGTAATAATAAGTACTTAGTATTGTGTGTACAGTTACCGTTAAAAATAGACTAAACGGTAAAAAAAATAAAAAATATAGTTTACACTATTTAAATATAGATTATAATTAACTTTAAAAGACAATAATATGGATACAATGATGGAACCAGCACATGATGTGATTGCACTACCTTCACAAGGTAAGTTCTACAAAAATAAAAAATCAACAGTTAAAGTTGCTTATTTAACAGCCGCTGATGAGAATATCTTAACATCACCAAACTTACTTCAAAATGGTAAGGTTATTGATGTTTTATTAGATAGAAAAGTCATTGACCAGGAAATTAAAGCTAGTCAGTTGCTATCTGGTGATAAAAATGCGATTCTATTCTTTTTGAGATCAACTGGGTATGGTGAAATGTATACCGTTGAGGTTACAGACCCAAAAACTGGTAAACCATTTGAAGCGGAAATTGATATTAGTCAGTTCCAACCTAAAGAAATAACTTTAGAGCCAGATGAAAATGGTGAATGTGGGTTTGTTTTACCAAAGGGTAAGAATAAAATTAAATTCAAATACCTAACAGCTGAAGAAGATGAAAAGTTAGTGAGAGAAGATGAGGCTAGACGTAAAAAAATGGGTCAAAACGCTATCTCACAATTAATGACTATGAGATTAGCCGCTCAAATTACAGAAATTGATGGTCTTAGAGATCGTGGTCAAATCCAACAATTTGTTGATAATATGAGTGTAATGGATTCTGGTTCTCTTAGAAAGTATGTCAATGACAACGAGCCTGGTTTAGACCTGAACGTATCAATTGAAGCACCTAGTGGTGAATTTTTTTTTGGTGAACTTCCAATTACCACAAAATTTCTTTGGCCCTTCCTTGACCTATAAGAAAGATGTACTTTATGAGTTTTACATTCTTATAAAACATGGTAATTTTTCATATGGGGATGTTTTACATATGCCAGTATTTGAGAGGAGAGCTTTTATTGATATTTTAATGGAGGAAAACAATAAAGTAAAAGAACATAGAGAAAGAGAAGCCGCAAAAATTAGTAATAAACGTAAATAAAATAAAACCCACGATTTTCACGTGGGTTTTTTAATTTAAAGGTATTTATATAAAAGATAAAATTATGTCGATTGAGAAAATAATAGAACGTATTAAAATGATTGAAAACAATGATTTTAATATAACCGAAAACACTTTAGATATTGATACCGTAAAAACAATTAGAGCGGGTAAAAAATCATCTGATTCAGCTGAAAGGATTGCCAGAGATATATTAGGTGGCTTCGGTGATGATGGTACAACATATTCTAGTTCCGATTCTAGTTCAGACTCATCTGGCAATTATATAGCGTTACCAAGTCAATTTGAAAAACTAGTTCAACCAATTTTAATATTGGTTAAAAAATACGAATTAACCGATGATTTAAATAGTAGTGGAAAACCAGTATTCGGTTATTCAAAACCTGTTTTTAAAGGCGGTAGAAACAATACTTTAGTTTTACAAAAAAGTGAAATAGTCCAAGTTGAATTTATTGATGATTCATTATCTAAATTAAAATCTATTAATGTTAAAAAATATAAATCACCAAATTCTAACGTTAATGCTTTTTTTAATGAGGTACTAAAAAATAAAGACACATACGGTGTAAAGACAGTAACTAACACCCAAAAGTTTATAGTTATTAAATTCATATAATGGCTCAAGGCGATTTATTTAAAGGTTTTCTTAGTAGTACTGGCGCTCTTCAAGAAGCGTTGGATAAAGGCGTTATTTCTGCTGAAAGATTCAGTAGTATCCAAAATGAGTTATTGGAGCAATCTGAAAATATGGCCAAGGTTAGAAAGAACATGTGGAAAGCTGATTACAAAGGTCAAAAAGTAACCGAGAGAATGGCTAGCACCATGAGAAAAATGTCTGAACACACTAAAAAAATTGCTCAAATGAAAAAAGAGCAATTAGTAACTGAAAGACAATTAGCAAAAATTGAAGCTAAGATAAAAGATTCTAGAACTAGTCCACAAGATATTAAAGTTTTAACCAAAGAATACGACCTTATTAAATTAAAATATTTAAAAAATAATGAATCATTAAAAATGATGAAGAAAGCCACACCAGTATTAGGTAAATTAGGTAGTATTGGTGGTGGTATTGCTGATGCTCTCGGTGCTTTAGGTAGTGTTATTCCAATAATAGGTGGTATTATATCTGGTTTAATGAAAGTGGGTTCTGTTTTATTAAGTTGGATTGTAGCACCGTTTAAAAAAGGTTTTGAATTATTCTTAAAAACCCAAAGCCTTGTCGGTAATTTAGCCGCTGATATTGGTATGACCGCAGCGCAATCTAAAAACCTAATGAATAACATTGTGGGTATGACATTAGCTGCGATGAAGTTCGGTGGTTCAATGGAAGATGTTATCAGCATCTACAGACAATTCAGTTCAATGACTGGTAAAAACATGGCGTTTAACGCTGATGAGATTGCCGCTATTGTTGAATTAGGTAAAGGTACTGGTTTAGGTGTTGATGGAGCCGCTGAAATGGCCGCTAGCTTTGAAAATATTGGTATTTCATTAGGTAAAACTGTTAAATTAACAGATAAAGCTAGAAATATCGCTGCTAGATATAATGTTAATGTCACTGATGTTTTAAAATCATATAGAGGCTTAGTTGAAAGTTTAAGTGGTGTTGGTTTTGCTAAAGGTTTAGATAATTTAACAAAAATAGCCGCAAAAGCTCAAGCTATTAGATTTGATATTGTTGGATCAACAAAAGCGTTTACAGACGCATTCTTTGACCCAGAAAAAGCTGTTGAGGCTTCAGCCAAAATGCAATTATTAGGCGGTAAATTCGCACAAAGTTTTGGCGACCCAATGCAATTAGCATTCGAATCAATGAATGACCCAACAGCACTAGCTGAAAAATTTGCTAAAACTTTAGAAGGTGTTGTGGCTAAAGATAAAATGGGTAATTTCTTTATTCCACCAGCCGATAGGAAAATGCTAAAAATGGCTGCTGAAACTTTGGGTCAAGATTATGAAATGGCAACTAAATCAGCGCTTGAACAAGCTAAGATTACTGATAAAATGGTTGCTTTAAGTAAATCTGGTTTTAGTATGATGGGTATATCTGAAGAAGATAAACCAGCTTTAGCTTCATTAATGAAAATGAATAAAAATGGTAAGTATGAAATCCAAATGTCTGATGGTACAACAAAACTACTTGAAAATATTACGGATAAAAACCAATTAAAAGCCATTTTAGATAATAGAAAGAAAAACGATTTAGCGGCTGAAGGTCGTATGAATTTAATGGAAAGATTAGAAAATATTATAAATCGATTTACACTTGGTTTTACAAATGTTTTTAATAAAATCTTTGCAAATATGGATTTTGAAAACTTTTTAAGTAAAGTTGAGGAGTTAGGTACATCATTAGCTCAGGTAATATTTCCAGCTATCGAAAAATTATTAAATAACAAAGGGGCGATATCTGGAATATTCCAAAGTATTTTAGATGTGGCAACAGATATCGTTTCAGCAATAACTAAAATATGGTCTGGTGATGGTTCATTTATGGATAAAATTACTGGGACGATCGGAACTTTAGTTATTAAACTTTTTGAGGTTGTAAAACCATACGTCCAAATGGCTTTAGGTAAATTACTTGAAATTGTTGGTGATGCAATACCAGACTTTTTGGGTGGAACTAAAATGAAAAACGCTGGTCTTGGTTTACAACAAAGCGCAATAGCTAATGACAAAACAGGTGTGATACCTCAATTATATAAAGGATCGTCATTACCAGGTATGGCGCCAGATAATGGAGGTTCATTCTTACAGGGTGCTGGTATGTATGGTAAAGCGTTTATGGGGGCTAAAAACATACCAAAAGGTCTAATGTCTATGGCTTTAGCAAATAAAAGCACATTAGGTAAAGGTGCTATGAAATTAGGTGCTGGTCAAATGTTAAAAAGAATACCAGTTCTTGGGGCTTTAGCTAGTGTTGGATTTGCTATTAATGATGCCATGGAGGGTGACTGGGCTGGTGTTGGTTTAAATTTAGCTTCTGGGGCTGCAAATGTTGGTAATATATTTGCGCCAGGTGTTGGTTCAGCTGTATCAGCTGGTATTGACTTAGCTAATGGGGCTAGAGAAATGGGTGCGTTTAACGATGGTGAAATTACTATAGCTAAAAACGGTCAATTATATAAAGGTAGTTACGCAAAAGGTGATTTAGTTAAAATTATGGATCAAGCCGCAGCTGAAAGAGCTGGAACAGGTTCAGGTTCAGGTTCAAATTCAATCACACACGGAGGAACAATAAAATTAATATCAGATGATGGAAAAGTTTTAACTTGGGATCAAATGTACGCTGCAAGAGACATGATAGGTAGTCGTGTGGCATCAATTAGTGAAGGATACAAAGGTGGTTTTGGTAATTACCAAAACTCAAACATATCACCAATACAACCAATGATGGTTTAAAATATAAAAAATATGGGTTTAAAAATTATATCACAACAGTTTAGAGACGATGTTCTACAACTAAATCTTAAAACACCACCCGATATCGTATTGGGTTTGGTTGATTTAAGTGGCGCTGCATTATTAACAGCTTATTTGGATTCAATTGGTAAAGACGCAATAGTAAAAGTAGATAAAGCGTCTGTTACATTACATGATCCAGGTAATGTTGTTACGGATTCTATCGCACCAAGAACAAAAGATTTAAATAAAAATATTAAAACACCAACAGATGTTCAACAAGGACTATCTAATTTAACGGCTAGTCAAAGTTTAACACAACAATACTTGGCTGGTCTTGGTGACCCAGCAATTATAAATGATTATAATGTTACTAACCCAGGTGACGTTATGACGGAAGGTCAATTACCTAGAATACAGAATTTCAATAAAAACATAAATACACCACCAGATATTACAAACAATATAGCATCTGGTTATTTAGGTGGTAAAGGTACTGAAGTTGTAATTGGTGATTATAGTGTGACAAACCCAGGGACTGTTGATGATGCGGCAAACATTGAAAGACCCAAATTATTAAATAAGAACAAACCAATAAACGTAAACGACCCATCTGAAAACGATGCGTTATATTCTGAATTAAGTAATGGTTCTTACACCTACGCATCATTATTAGCTGCGATTGGTCAAGCCACATATTTAAGTGATTTAAATATCCCAAATGCAACTAGTATTAGTGCGCAATCAAACCAACCAGCTGAAGTATATTTAAATTTATTATTACAGGAAAATAGACAAGTCCCAACGCTTTTAAATGTTTATGAACCTGAGATACAAAGTATTTTATCAAAGCAAAGTTTACAACCATATATTGATGCTTATAACTCTTTAATTTTTACAGATGGTAATCAACCAAATGTTTATCAACCTAGCGAATTTTTAAATATTAGCACAAGTCAATCACCTGTTGCAATATTAACAAACACAAATTTAGATCCAATGGATGTTCTTTTAAATGGTGGAAAACAACCATTAAAAGATGAGACTTTATTAATGAACATTGCTGCGTTAGAATTAAAGTTTAATTTTGAATCTAGAATTAGAAGGGCAATAGAAAGAGAAACTTTTGGTAGAACTCAATTAGACGAAGCATTGCATAACCCATCAACAGCTTTGTCATTGTTAAAAAACCCAAGATCTTGGTTTGAATTAAATTACGAAATAACTGTATCATCAAACCCAATTGGTAAAGCCGCTGAATTTATAGCATCATTAGCTGGTGTTCAATCACCAATTTCATTAATACCTGATATTAGAGAGGATTACACCCCAAAATGTTTTGGTAATGAGATCGATAATTCTTCGGCTGAAAAAAGTAATTTTAGTAAATTTATAAGTGATTTACTTGGTAGAACAGCAAGACAACAACCAGATGTTTATTATTTAAATCACACTGGAGCTGGCCAAAAATACCAATTATTTTCAAATGTTAAACGAAACAAATACTCACCAAATTATTTAGCTGATTACGAAAGTGGTGTTTTCCAATTAGGTGAAAAAATAGCGCAAGAACTAAGAAGTATAACAGGATTTTTGGGTTTAGGTGCTGGGTCAAGACCAACTGGTAATTACTATATTGGTAATAGAGATAAACACGAAGATCCATTGTATTTAATGCAAGATGGTGACGGTGATATTGTTAGAAGTAATGAGAAATTAACTGAAAGTTTAAAACAGTCTAATGCTGGTGCCACATTACCATATGAGGAGCCAGGTTATGATGAGGTTTCTGGTTATGGTAATATACAAACTGATTTTATTTGGAAAGATGAGTTTGCTAGAGATACTGTTTTAGATAAATCATTAGGTAAATCTGAACAGGTTAACATTCTTAATAAAGTTAAGAATCAAGATAATTTAAGTTTTAATAAATACCATTCTAATAGATTCAGGGAATGTTCAATTTTATATAAGACAAGCCAATTACTTGAAAAAACAAATGAGTATGGAACACCAATTGATCAGACACTAACTAAATTTTATGATGGTTATAGTTTTGCGTCTAGAGCAAATGCAACTATAACACCAATAAAAAAAGAAGTTAAAAACAAACAAGGTGAGATTACAGGTTATAGGTATTTTGTACCTGGTTTGGATGCGAGCGGAAAAAGATCAGCTGAAGCAATGTATTACGAAGCTGAATTATGTCGTGTTTGGACTAAGACTAGACCATATTCAAAGATAACTGATTTAATTAGATATAAAGAATTACTTAGAAGAGAAAGAAATTCTGTATTAGACAGATATGGTAATTTAAACATATTCCCATCCGAATTAAACGTAAATAGGGGTTACGGTAAAACCGAAGGTATTGGTGCCGCAACAACTGAAGCCTTTGGTGAAAGAAGGGCTAGAAAATACATGTTCTCAATTGAGAACTTAGCTTGGAGAGATAGTGAATTATTTAGAGATTTACCTGATTGCGAAAAAGGCCCTAACGGTGGTAGAATTATGTGGTTTCCACCATATGATATAAAATTCACCGATGACACAACAGCAAACTGGACAACCCACCAATTTTTAGGTAGACCAGAACCAATTTACACATATAATCATAGTGAAAGAAGTGGGTCTTTATCTTGGAAAATTATAGTTGACCACCCATCAATTTTAAATTTATTAGCTCAAAAAGAATTAGCTAGATTAACTGATGGTGAGATTGATGAAATCTTAACTGCATTTTGGGCTGGTTGTATTGAGTTTGATATTTTTGAGTTAGCTAGAATTTGGAATCAGTTTTCACAATCTGACATTGATTATTTTAAGAAAGTTATATCTGGTTTAGACCTTAGAACACCTAACGGTGAAATCAAAACAAAGTTAGTACAAGGTAGTGTATTTAAACAACCAGATGATGTTAAAGGTGATGAAACAAACATAACTTTACCAGTATTTGATGCACAAGGTTTTGGTTTATTCTTTGAAAATGATGTACCATTAAGAAAAACATTAAATAAGAAAAAACATCCGTTATATGACCAAGGTATTGTACAACCATTCGATGCTTACTTTGAAAGATATAAACAATTAGCTAACGGATCAACAAGTGATAATGTTGAGGTTACTAAAGAAGCTCATTATGGTGTACCAATCAATCCAGAATTTGTAAACTACAAAACAACACTTAATACATCTGATAGATATTTCTTTGATACAACCAAAACAGAAAAATGGTATGGTTTTGATAGACAATATCAAGCAATCGCAAATGAATTAAGCGATGAAAAATTTAAACAGTTTGATATTGCAATAACATTTACAGCATTTGCCTCACCATTAAATACTTACGCTAAAGGTTATAATGATGATTTAGCTTTTAGAAGATACACATCAGCAATCAAATGGTTAATAACCAAAAACATACTATCAAAATGTGGTAAACTATACACAACTAAAGACGGTTCAGTTGAAATAACCGAAAAAAATGTAGATGAACTATTTGTTGGTAAGGAGACACAATCAAATTTTAAAATATACCGTGATAAAGTTAGTAATGACCCAAAAGATCCTAATAAATCAGAGATAGAATTTAAATTGGTCAGAGCTAAAGGTTTAACAACATCTGAAGTTTTCTCAAATAACGGTGTTATAACAACATTTAAAGAATTACCAACAAAGGAAAAATATTTTGAGTTTTTAGGTGCACCAACTGGTAGTACAACTGGTAGCACACAGGTTGTTTTTTATTGTTTTGAAACAGAAGCTATTGCTAATGATGTTAAAAAGAAGAAAAAGTTACCTGGGGTTCCAAATTACAGAATTGGGTCACTTGAATTAGACCAAACTGTTAGAACATATGGTGACATAATGTGTTCGGTAAACTCAATTGTAGCTTCATACGCTAGAAGGGTTGAAGTCAATCTTGAGGTTAAACCACAAGAGCCTAAACCAAAAAAAGAAGAACCAAAACCAGAACCAGTATATATTCAGGTTCCTGGTGATGCAAATCTAACACCAAATAACGTTACAAAAAGAGATATAGCGCAAAGAATTATTAATAAATTTATCACCGAGTGTGATTATTTTGAATTAATAAAAAGCGATGCCCCTATATTATTTGATA